AAGATGTTTCCAGCAGGTGTTGATAGAACCTCAACAGTTCCTAACAAGTCATCACCATCCCAATGCATCTCAATAATATTATGTGAAGCATTGTTTAGATTAACAACAGAACTATCAGGATGGTCTAGCTCACCTAATGCTCTTCTTTCCGTTACTTGTTCTGATAGATACTTAGATACTTCTTTTAAAAGAACTTCTCTTGGATATACCCTACCATTTTGATTCTTAGATTCTGCTCTTTGTAAAACACCCTTTACAATTAAACGACCATCGTTTTCTTTAATACTCTCATCAATCTTTTGACGAGAAATATCAAATGGTCTTACATCTACTAATAATTTTTTATTCATTGTTTTATCCTAGTTTCCTGTGTATACAAAAGTTACATCACCTACTGTTCCAGCAGCATCGGTTTGTCTCCAAGCAACTGGATTAATATCAAGACGGACAGGACCTCCAGCAGCATTATTTAAAACTGAACCTGTTGTATATGTATCAACACTACCTGATTGATAAGCAAAAGCATATGTTCCATTTACATTAATAATAACATGATTAGGTCTATCTACTATAGTCTCCGCATTTGGAGTTGTTGCCTTAGCATGAGCACTTAAAGGTAATGCCTTTGGTTGTGATTTTAAGTTGTTGTTAGGATTTGCTTCGTACCTTGACATTTATTTGCCTCCCCAAGAGCTTCGTTTTACCCAAATATCAAAAAGAATGTCTGAGACTTCTTTTCGTATTTGTTTTTTAATTTTATCTAAATCTTGCTTTGATACATCTTCATCTATGAACTTGTATCCTGTTTGTTTTTCAATATCTTTTTTTCTTTTCTTTTTCATCTTACCAAAAGCATATGGTGTTTGGTAAGCATCAACACTAGCAGTAGTAGTTATTTCCTTTAACTTTTTTTGAAATAGCTTACTTGCTAGTTCTTTAACTAAAGAATTAAATTTTGCTGAGTTCTTTATCGAGTTCATAGTATCTCAAAAGTTGAACAACTGAATTATCATCAGTTTGTTTTGATTCATTTAGACAAAACTTATCAGCACAATTAATTGCTTCTTGTAACTTTATTTTTAATACCTTATCCTTTACTTTCTTTACTTTGGAATTTAACTTTGTTTTAAGTCTTGGTATTTGAGTTTCTACGAACACAGAAAAATTGTTTGTATTGGAAATATTACTAATGTATTCTTTAAGAACTTTCTTTTGATGATCTGAAAGATTAGTGTATTTTTTGTTGAATTTTTCTAAAAGTGTTTTGTAAGAAAGGATTCTTAAATCTTTATCTTTAAACTCAGATGGTACATATGATTTTTCTTTTTTATGATTTAATGTGGTTACATTTTCTATCACGATAAAATAACTCTCAGTTTTTTCATCAGCACCCATTTCATTTATACCCTCAAACAACTTGTATGTAGAGGCAAATACCTTATAATTTGGAAGTTTTGAACTAAAAAGTTGATTTACATCATATGATTCTTTTATAGCAGCAATCGTATTGTATTTCTCCCTTCTTAATGTAGCATTATTTAAAAGTCCTCTTTGTTTAATAACTTCTGATAAGAAAAAATCAGCTTTCTTGTCTGATTTAAATTTTTTAGTCATTACTAAACTATACAAAGCCAACTCTTTACCTAACTCGGTATGCTCATTAAATTGATTTTTAATAATTTTAAGAGCCGGTGACTCCTTCTTTTTGTTCAACACATCTACTGTTACTTGTCTTAATAAGAACTCAAATAGTAGTCCTGTGTTTCTTAGTTTACTATGCTTAAATTTGCTCATATAATATTCCAAAGTATTTTGATACAATTATTCATATATAAATATAACAGAATTTAGATAAAGTAGGTAATTACTCTTTTATTATGTTATCTTCACTCAACAAAGATGATTCTTTTTTAGGGAACTTTTCTTTTAGTCTGTCAAGTATACCTTCTCTAGCCATCACCGTACTAGCTTTTGATGTAGCAAGTGGTGATTTACCTTTAAATTCTCTTTTACCATAGGACCTGTCTGTATCTTTTAAACTTTCATGTCCATATTTATCTTTCATTGTGTCCCTATCTTTAAAGGAATCTTTCTTACTACCACCCCAATCACCCTTTCTACTTACCGAAAAGTCATCTTCTTCGTCTTTTGGCTCTACATCTTGTGTAGCAGGATCAACTCCTTCTGCTTCTATCTGTTCAAACCTATATTTTTGTTTTGTATCCTCAACAATACCATCAAACAATACTTTCTTTTTCTCATCTGAAAAATCAAATATGTTATCGTAAATCCACTCTCGTGAAAATAGTTTAGTATCCATAGCTTTTTCAGCTGCTTCTATCTGTTGGTTCAACAGCTCAAGTTTTTCTTGTTCATGAATCATAGATGGATTTTGTAGTTCTAAACTAAAATCAATCAAATCAGAATCTTTGAATCCTTGTGAGTAAAGATGAACGATACCAATCTTAGTTAATTCACTTACGATAATCTTTTGTAATCTTTCTATCGTTCTAGCAAAACGAACATCTTCAGCAGCCAATGTAGCTTTACCACCACTTAAACCTTCCTCATATCCTAAGAAAGCCTTTGGTATCCTTAAACTAGCCATCAACTTGTTTCGTAGGTATTCTATATCTTCTATTTGGTCATTGTTAGAAAGACCTTGTAGTGTATCAATCTGTGTTCCACTATCCCCACCACGAACTGGTAAGAAAAAATCTTCGGTAACTGACTCTACATTATATTTTAAGTTATACTCACCTGTTTTTTGGTCAATAACAGGAGTTTTCTTCATCTTGTTGATGATTTTTTGCATAAACTGTTCAACTTCTCTTGGTGGTATGTTTCCAACATCAATCTTAAACACCCTTTTCTCAGGTGCTCTCATGATACGATGAATTAACATAGCATCTTCCATAAGAGTTAGTTGTTTAAATATCTTCCTTCCGTTTTCTAATAAAGAACGACCATATGGTAAAAAGTTTGTATCAGATAATACACGGAAGTGAGCTATCTCATAGTTTTCTTTTATTTCTTTTTTATTATCTTCAACTTCAAACTGAATAAGTTGTGGGTTAACAGGATCGTGGTCTTCTAATCTTGTAATATCATAAGCAGAGATAGGTTTTACATTTACCACCCCATACTTATCTACGATATCTAACTGAAGATAAAAGTCCCCATACTTAGTCATGTTACGAATCCAACTCCATAAGTTAAATTCAATATTCATAACATCATAAAATAAGTTGTGTAAAATCTTTTGAACTTGATTGTTTTCACTTTTTACTTTAAGTATCTCACCCTCAATATTATCAACGGTTGATTCATCCGAATATATGTCAAGAGCAGAAGCAATAATCGGGTCTTGATCCATTAACTCATAATCTTTAAATAGGTCATGTTTTCTTATCTCATATGAAGCTCTTCTGTTTTGAGCAGTTGCATATGGATTTGTATAAGTATTTTGCATCATCCGATTGTATCGGTCAACAAAATTTGATGTCAAACTTGTTTGTGAGTAGTCCAAATCTTTTACTATCAAACGATTATCATCAGTTTTCTTGATGATAACATTAGATTGAAATAATCTACCAAGTCTTGTAAATAAATTGTCTGCCATGTTTTACCCCAATAGCCAAGTTAAATCTTCTTCTTCATTTTCATTAATTTTTATTTTATATGGATTACTCTTAGGAGCACTATTTGATGTCATTACTGCTGAGTTTCCATTTAGACTCCCAATAGAACTAACCAAACTACTTTGAAATTCGTTTCTCTCTGATTGAATACGAATCGCAGTATCCCTAATCCATAATAAAATAGCATAAGACATAACAAGGTCATCATTATATCCTTCTAATGCTTCAGTTTTACTGTTCTTATATATAAATACAAAAAGTTCATCAATTAAACGAGTTGATTTTATCTTTACCATCTTTTCTCGTGTATATTCTTCCATCTTAGCGATAATCAACGGTTTAGACTTCATAGTTGTTGTAAAACCTGGTATCTTATTTTTATCTATTTGTCTATATCTGTTTGTATGTTGAACATCCTCATCTACAATAAGGTGATTTTTTTCTTGATAAAAAAGATTTTCATATCCCCTATCAATAATTGTTTGTAATGTAGCCCAACCTATGTTATTGTTTTCAACAACAAGTAGGGCATCATTATACTTTGTAGCTAACTCAATTAAAAAGTTTCCAAACTCGGTTGTCCCTAACTGACCTTTGTATTCTGCTACTTGTTCCATCTCTTCTATATCAAATACTTGAGCAGTGCTGTAATCAGTTCCATCTCCTCGAGCAACATCAGCACTAATCAAGTATTTTTTAGAATAATCTGGATATCCCCATATCCATAAGTTTCTATCAAACCCACTCTTCTCACTTGGCTCACAACATAGATTATCTTTATACCAACCCAAGATAAGAGGATCAACAACTGAACGACCAGAACTTAAAAAGTCAGCATCACATTCTTGAGCAGCTTTACTAGGTCCTAATATCTTATTCTGTTCATCTCTCCAACTCTGGTCTCTTTCAGGATGGTCTGTCCAATGGAGTTTGATTGTATTAAATTTATTTGTCCCATCTTTAGCATCCATCCAAGTTTTGTGAAACCAATTACCCACACCATTAGGTGTTGATATACCAATACATTGACCACCTGTAGCAAGTGTCTGTTGAGCAGCAGTCCAGATGATATCAATCTTATCAATGAAAGCAGCCTCGTCTAATATCAGTAGGGATAGAGCTTCAGAACGACCAGCAGACTCATTAGAAGCAATAGCTTTTATCTGACTTCCGTTCTTAAATATAAGTGAAAGTTTGTTGTTTTCCACAATAGCAGTTTTCAACCAATTAGGTAATCCCTCATACATGATACGAACTTTTGTTACCAAGTTTTTTGCTGTATCCTTAGATGTAGCAATACATAGGATGTTTTTGTCATTGTGAAATAACATCATCCATAAAGCATAAGCAGCACTTAGGGTTGATATACCTAACTGACGAGATTTTAGTACAACATTATAGTCGTGTTTCTCGAACTCATCTAGTACATCATACTGATAAGGGTAAAGTTTAAACTTTATCTTACCCCTTTGTGGATGTTGGATAGTACAAAACTCATTGATAAAGTAACTAGGACTTTTAGCACACTTTACATAGTTTTGTTTTATCGCTTGTTTTAAGTTACTCATATCTTATTCAAACCTTGTTCGTGGTTTCCAATAGCAGTTGCTACTGTTTCATCAAATGGACTATCTGCCTTTTCTATCTCTACCATTTCAGATTCGTATTCAGCAAGAACAGCTTCCCATCTTTTTTCTTCTTGTTCTTTTACCCAATCTTCCCACTTACCTTCTCTTTTTAATTTCATTTCAAAATCAATTTGACAATAATAGCACCTAGCCATACGGTTAAAAGTTTCTTGGTCAATTGTTTTAAGAATAAGTTTTTCACAATCATCACATTTATCAAATCCTCTTGGTGGTATTTTGGTAATTTGTTGTCTTTTACCATCCACTTTAGTAAATTTTCTACCACTTGGTTCTTCCCAAATCTCGCCTTCTTTTCTCATCTCAATAGTTTTTCCGGTATATCCTATTCGTGGAGTTCCTTTACCACCAACACCAGCTATTAACTTTTTTACTTTCTCTATATTTCTACCCATAATATAACCTCTATTTTAAAAAAACATCAATCCTGTTATTTGATTTATAGGAGCAAAAGCACCTGTAAACTTATAAATATTTCCATTGTATTTAAATACCAATCCTTCGGTTGGAACGATAGCATCAAAACCACCGATAGCATTTAATCTATCTAATTGTATCTTTAGTCTATTTAATTTTTTTAAGTCTCCACCACTTCTTATATCAGAGATAGCGGACTTAAGTTTCTTTCTCATGTTCTGAACTGACTTTGCTGGATTAACAGCTAACCACCCATCCATGTTCTTCATTATCTCAGCACCAACTTCAAAGAATAATGTTTCAAATGGTTTCATATTTTCTTTAACCATTTTTGCTTGGTCTAACTTATCAGTAGTTAAAGCCCAATCTAAAAACTTATCGTTATCTATCGTAGCTTTCATATCTCTTATCGAATATGATTTATCAAAGAAAGCCCATCTCATCGTGAGTTTTTTAAGAACATTTGTTGGTATCTTGTATTTGTATTGTTTAGCTGCGTTAAAGATATACTCTTCCCAAAATCTCTGATGATATAATCCAAGTGTATCGTTATCTTTAAGAGCATACTGACTCTGTAACTTAGATAAACGACCATGAAACTTTTTCTTCATCTTACCAAAGTCTTGATGTTTAGGAACAGTAACAAAGTTTGGTTTAGATATCTTATAGTGTTTTTGTATGTGTTGATTAACTTGTTTTATCATACCTTGTAACATTCTAGCACTATCTTTTGCCTGTCCTATTGGTCTACCACTATCATCGTACTCGATTGCTCCATGAAAAAGTAACTCTGTAATATCGTAGTTAACTACATTCTCACTAGCAGGCCACATCACCTCTAAACTCATAAACTTACTACCATTACCAAAAATCTTATCCTGTTGTTTTTTAGAAAGAGCACCGATTGCCTTTGTTAAATCTCTCATCGCATATACAAAAGCATTTCGTATATCACCTCTACCTTTAAATTTTTTCTCCACATCCTTTATGGTCAATGCCGTTTCACCTTTATTTTTAAGGTGTCCTTTGTTACGAGCAGCAATAAGTTTTCCATCCTTATAACTTATCATTAAGTTTTGCCCGTCTGTTTTTTCAGTAACATTATCTTCACGACTTAACTGACCACCCAATCCTAACTCTATTATCTTTTTTAAATCTTTAAAGGTTAACTCTTTATCATCAAACGGATGATTCATATGTCCGTAAGCTCCTCCCATTAACAATAACTCCTTTCCATTTCTTTCTAAATTACTTGTAAGTGAATAAACCTCTTTTACAATGTCATATTCACCGTGCTGTTCGTTTCCTCTGTCTTGGTCTGTATTAGTTGGCTCTTCTTTTTCTAGTTGGTCTAATGTATTTTTACTATGTTTAAGAACTGACTTTCTTGATTTTTTAAGTTTGTCCGTGTATTCATAATCTTGATTTTTTAAAATCATATCAATATGGTCTAACCAATGATTCCACAACTCACTTCCAACTAAATCTAAATCATTAGCAGCACTTGGTTC